ACAAGTTAAGAATTGCTCCTGACCAAGGAGAACTTAATATATTTGGAGCTAATAATCCAGGTGCTGTTCTTTCTGTTAAAGGGACATATTTTTATGAACACAATGTAACAGATGATAATCACATTCCTAACAAAAAATATGTAGATAATAAGATTCATGTTGCAACAGTCTCATCTACAGGAACTGTTAAAATAGGTTCTGGAATTAGCGTAACGGGCGACGGTACTATTAGTGTAGCTGTATTAAGTACAGCAACAGCCAGCACATTAGGCGGAATTAAAATTGGTTCTAACATTATCGCCGCAGGCGATGGTACTATATCAGTAGCCGGACCTTATTCATTAACTACAGCAACAGCCAGCACATTAGGCGGAATTAAATTAGGCAGCGGGCTTGCGGGCACAGGAGACGGAACTGTATATGTAACAATCTCCGGAGGCGGTGGCTCTATAACCTCTAAAGACGAGGGTATTACTCTAAGCACACAAACTTTTAGTCTTAATTTCATAGGTGCTGGGGTTACAGCAACTAATGTAGGTAATGACATAACTGTAAGAGTCGATGGCGGTGGTGGAGGTGGAGGTGGCGGTGGTGGACTAACTAGTAGAACCTCAGCCGCAGTTACTAGTGCTAGTTTAACAGCAGGTTCTAGCGGAAACTATACCATAACAGGATTCAAAGGTTATGCTCTATTGAGCATACAAACTTCAGCCGCGGCATGGGTCACAGTATATTCAAGCGCCGCCGCACAGTCGGCGGATGCTTTAAGATTTATAACATCAGACCCTAATCCTGGAAGCGGGGTTATTGCTGAAGTAATTACAACTAGTGGAACAACTCAATATTTTAGTCCTGCTTTTATAGGATATAGCAGTGAATCTAGTCCTTCAACAAGTATTCCTATTAAAATTTATAATAACGGAGCTAGTACTACGGCAATAACAGTTACGTTGACAATGATTCAACTGGAGGCTTAACATATGGCTGATGATTTAGCTTTAGGTCCAAATGGGTTACCGCTAGGAAATTTAGGAGATCCTAAATTTGCAGGCGAACGAGTCTTTGTTGTAACTCTTAAAAATTGGGACGACAACGAAAGCCTCTATGCAGACATGGAAAACTCAGGAGGGCCACTGCATGTACCACAGCGTGTTGTAGTCTGTACAGATCGAAGGCCAGAGGAAAGAAACACCAACTATATGTTAACATACGACGAAGCAGTTGCTTTGTCGCACGATCCTCGTGTTGCCGCTGTTGAATTAAATCCTGCAGATAGAGGACTAGCTATTACTTTGCACAGCTGGGTAACTACTTCAACGTTTAGTAAGGCATTTGCGTTGACAGGGACCGACAGAGATTGGGGACTATTTAGAACTAGGGCCAAAAATAATCCTTCAGGTTGGGGAGCAGGCGGAAGTTATACTTTGAATTCCTCAACCACAGTTTTATCAGATACCTCTGGAAAAAATGTAGATGTTGTAATAGTCGATGGAGGATTGCCTTATCCTGTTACATTAGAATACGCTCAAAATCCAGACGGAACTGGATACCCACGAATGGTTGAATATAATTGGAATGGCTCTTATAGTTATGCAGGCCATTCCAACGGACATCAGGCACATACATCAGGAACTGTTGCTGGAAACAGTCAAGGTCATGCTCGTGATGCCAATATCTATAATTTGACATACAACGATTCCATCACATTAGTGAAAAATTTTCATATCAATAAAACTATTAATCCGTTAACGGGAGTAAAAAATCCTACAATAACAAATAACAGTTGGGGATATGGTGGGGGTGTGACTAGCTATTCCACATTAAAATTAAATACTTCAAAAATTCATTATAGAGGAACTGATTATTTTCCTATTAGCGGATCGGCGGGTACCTACACATGGGACGACGCAGTTGTTCAATCTTGTGGATTTCCTTCACAGTTTGGTAACGGATTTCCAGCAAGAGATGCCGCTACTGATGCTAATTTTATTGATGCGGCTTATTCGGGAGTTATTCATGTGGTGTCAGCGGGGAATAGTTATTTTTATGTAGCTAAACCTAGTAGCAATCCTGCCGATGATTACAATAACTATATTATATATAATGGTTCGACAATTTATTATCACAGGGGTTCTAGCCCTGGTGCAGCCGATGAGGTAGTTAGTTCAAACTATAGTTTAGATTATTGTCCTATACTTGTGGGAGCAATAGGTGCTGTAGTAACAGGAACAATGAGTTCAAATACCGTTAACTATGTTTACGGTCTATCGGGCAGTTATACTGGTCTATTGCCCGCAGATTATAAATCAGAATTTTCAAACTATGGTACAAGGGTTGATGTATATGCTCCGGGAGAAGCTACCTTAAGTGTAATTAATGGTACAAGTTATACATCTGGAACTATCACAGATCCAAGAGCAACAGCATTGGGCATCACAGACGGATACAGTACTTTTGGTAGGGACGCTGGCACAAGTATGTCAGGACCACATGTATGCGGAGTATTGGCCTGTATATTAGAAAAATACCCAAGGATGACTGCTCCTGATATTCGTAAATGGGTTTCAGCAATGTCTCCTTCTACGATGATTTCTACCCTAGGTGGACCAACTGATGCTACCGATTCTGGATTTTTAACTTGGTCAACTTCAAGCAATCGTCAAATTATATATCATCCCAGTTCGCGGGTACAAGAAGCAGAAGTAGGGGGATTCTTTCCTGCTGCCTACCCAGATGTTAAGGCAAGATATAGGTCAACTAATGGTCAAATATGGCCAAGGACAGCATCATTGGTTGCGTATAATAATCAAGCAACATTAGCATTATCAGCCAGCACAACTGCTACAACCAACGGTGCAACTGTTACATTAAATTTAATCACAACTAATTTACCAGACGGCACACAAGTACCTTATATTATTTCTGCTAGGATGCGAACAGGTGCTGTACTAGTAGATTCAGGATTTTCCGGTGTTTATACAACCAACACGGCAATGACTGGCACTATTACATCGTTTAATACAGCGCCAAATACAGGAAATAGAATTACTACATCTGGTGGTGGTGTTGGTACAAGAACAGCTATTACAAAAAGTTTGTTAGGAGCAGGTGCGCTAACGGTGTCTAATAGTCCTAGCTTTGGTAATAACGATGACGGATACTGGTTCCTGAGTTTACCTTTTAATATTACATTCAACGGAACTGTATATTCAACAATTTATGTAAGTACAAATTTTTATATTACATTTGGAGGCGGATCAACTGCCTTTAGTAGTCTTGGGGCAGCTAATCCTGCGTTTAATAAAATTATGATTTCTTCTGCGGACAACTCTGCACAACGTATATACTACGGCACAGAAGGATCAGCACCTAATAGAACATACAGAGTAAGATTAGAAGGACATAATGCTGCCAACGGCGGCACACTTGGTAACCCAGATATGTTATATGAAGCTGTATTTTACGAGAATGCTCCTAATCAAATTGACATTCAAATTGGAGTAAATTCAAAATATTCATTTTTGGGGTCAGCGTATAATTTTAATACTTCTGTAATAAACAATGCTCCACTTACCGGTAATTTTACTGTATCCGGCGGGTCTGCTACACTGTCTGTGGTACTAACCGCGACAAGTCCGTATCAAATATATGTTCGAACAAACACATTTCCGGCAGCAGTGGCCACTTTTACAGTAAATTAAGCATGATAAATATGTGTAGTCTAAAAATATAAATTTGACCTTGTCAATTTATTACAATAAATACCCGATCGAACTACAGAGGAAAAGTAATGGCAAACCCAACACAAAGCGGAATTAATGCAAATGCGATAGATGCTAGCTATCCAGTTGCTGGTAAAGACAATGATAGCCAAGGCTTCAGAGATAATTTCTCTGCAATTAAAACAGCATTACTCACTGCTACTTCTGAAATTAGCAATTTACAACTTATTACAGCCGTTAAAAATTCTACTAATGATTTTGACGGAAATTTATTACAAAATGGTATCTTCCAAAATATGGGAGAATATGCTACTAATAGTGTAACAGTAAATGCGACTCCTTGGACAGTATATTATAATTCTGCAAATTACTATCAATTAACTATCAGTACCAGCACATCTTTTATCGTAGATAATTGGCCCGGTACAAGTATTTTTGCTAAGATGAGATTGGCAATTACTCCAACTACATCTAGCTACGCTACAACAATGACGTTTGAACCAGCAACACCCGGGGGTAGAATTTGGAAAGAAAATTATACATCTTTGCCATTTAGTCTAGGCACCTTAACTAATAGAACCACAGTATTTGATCTATGGACAACAGATGGTGGTGAAACTACATTCATTAAATTTATAGGTACCTATACAGCAACATAATGTTTCATCCCTTACTACCAGACCTTAAAGAATTAAAACTTATTGAGTTAGAAAGTAAAATTTCAGATCTCAGTAAAAAATATTTTATTTCAGCAAGAAGCGGAAACGGCTCTGTGTGCCAACAAATTGCACTTGTGCTAGAACAGTATAAAGCAGAGCTACAATTAAGAAATTTTGAAGCTTCACAACAACAATTAAAAAACACAAACCAAGATTTAGATAGTTTAATTAATGTTAACAGATAGTAGAGGTTCTTTTAAATGGCCCACAAAATTTTCATGCGTATTGGTTAGAGATAACCTATTATTGGTCAACCATTATAATATCTCAATATTAATGAAACCAGAACCCGCAGACCAGGAATTGTTTAGTTTGGGTTTTAGAAAATTAAAACATTTTATTTCTTCATATTTAGATAACGGCGTAATTATTAATATTAATAATTCTGCTCTAGAAAAATTAAATTGGCTAGAATCAAACACCATTCAATTACCCAGTGATCCAAATGATTACTTTTTAGCCATAATACTTTACCAAAAATTTACCTCAATAGTTAATGATTTTTTCTCCATAGACGAAATTTCTATTGACAGCAGACTAGGTGATAGTGTAGAATATACTGTAGATCGTACAAATAATGTTTCTCAAGATATTTCTGATAAAACAAATTGGTGGAGTCAAGACAATGTTAATACTAACAATACTGACAAATTCCCAAGCTGGGATGATCTCAAAATTATACAAATAAACAAATTTGAACCAAAAATAGTGATAGGCGGCAGAGGTGAAAACAAATGAATATGGACAAGTAATAGTAGATGCAGATGATATCTTTAATCTATTGTATTCTGGAAAACTTGAAGCCCTTAAAACGCTACTAGTTGAAGACGAGTCAACTCTAAATCAGTTCAATATAGCAATTGACACCAACGCAGATAATATATCTAAATTAACTAGGTATGAAAAACCCAAAATTGATTTATTAATTTTTGATCAGGAAAAGCAATCTAAATGGTTTATGCCTGAAGAATATCGCCTATACGATATAGTAGATTGGTTATATTGTAAATGTCTCACACAAGAACAAAAAGATAGGGTTACTTTAGAACTCAAATTATATGCCCAACATAATATGATCTTCTTATTAAAATATCTTAAATACTTAGTTGACACTATGCGCAAACACAAGATTGTATGGGGCGTAGGACGTGGTAGTAGTGTAGCAAGTTATTGCCTGTTCCTAATCGGTGTTCACAAAGTAGATAGTTTAAAATACAAACTTGATATAAATGAGTTCTTAAAATAAGGAAAATTTCATGGGAAAAATATACAGAACAATGCAAGGTAAAGAAATCGATATGGATCAGTTATTGGCCACAAACGAAACTATGCCTGCTATAGGAAATGTTAAAGTAAATGCTCGAGGCGACGAATTAGGTCCCAACGGGCAAATTATTCGCAAGCGTGAAGATATTGTTGGCGAATATTATGAAAATTTTCAACCTAGTAAAAAAAGTAAGTAAAAATGAAAATAAAAGGAATCTTAAAACCGTTAAAAGATAAAGTCTTAGTTAGAGACATGCAGTTTGGTATTGAACAAACTGCCGGTGGAATTTATCTTCCCAGTGATGACGGCAAAAGTTCGGGTATACATCCTAGATGGGGTAAGGTATTTGCCATCGGACCAGAGCAAGAAGATGTGCTGGTAGATCAATGGATACTAGTAGAACACGGTCGTTGGAGTCGAGGTACCACTTACGAAACCGAAGACGGTGAAGATATTGAAATACGTTTAGTAGATAATAAGTCAATTTTAGCTGTAAGCGACGAAGCACCTAATGATACCCAACGTATCGTTATGGGTAATTTTAATTTAAACACTCCTACAGAAGTATAACATGACAAATCCTTTTAGAGATCAAGAAAAATTTATGAAGGCCTGCGATCAAACAACAGATAATTGGAATGTTGAACAATTCAATTTGTATGTTAATTTGATTGAAGAAGAGTTTAGCGAATTAAAATCGGCAATCAAAGATTGTAGCCCGGAAGAGATTGTAGATGCATTAACAGATATATTGGTTGTTACTGTTGGTGCCGCGCACAGTATGGGGTGTGATGCTGAAGGTGCATGGAAAGAAGTCATGCGCACAAACTTTGCCAAGATCGATAAGGATACCGGTAAAGTTCGAAAACGCGAGGACGGCAAAGTACTTAAACCTATAGGTTGGACTCCTCCAGATCTCACTGCTTTTTTAAAAAAATAATTTATATAGGGTCTTGACAGACCCTATTTTTTCCTTTATACTTAGGTATGGGATTCAAATATTCTTATGATATAAGCAAAGCTGCCAGAGAAGTCAATGCCTGTGTGTATGACGTCAATAGTTCAATGAATGATGGATTTATTGCATGGGGTGCTAAACAAGATTTATATAGATTAAAATGGATTATTGAGGATGCTTTACAAAGGTGTTCTAAGTTTGGACCTGAAGAAGAATGGTTACGAGAAGAAGAAAAGAAAAAAGTCATAAGGATATTGAGCAGTGACAACTAATATTAAACTCCCGCTGGTCCAATGGAATAATGCCGGTTATGCCGGAAACACCGCTATTGGCTACGGAGCCCTTTGCATAAATACCACCGGTTCAAACAATTTCGCACAGGGATATCTCTCCCAAGAAGTAGGACCAAGCTACGCATTTCGCGATCCAGAACAGGATACAATTATCCTTAGTGCCGGGGGAGATCAAGAGATGCTCAAGATAACCAAAGATGGATTCTATGTTCGAGGTGTTAAAGTAGAGCAGGATGAAAAAGAAGCGGAGGCTGTCTATAAGGCTTTTAAGCGTTGGTTGGTAGAAAACGAACTACGGAGAGATTATTAATGAAATGTAATACTTGCAATAAAGAATATAGCCCAGACTGTGATTGGCGGCAAGGACGGTGTCCTCATCATCCTCCATTGTTGAACATTCAACCTAAAGATACAAGCCGAGGACATTTTTATGTTAGCCTTGTAAAGAGTGGTTTTAGGATGGGTGCTGGTATTGCCTTAATTCGAGGCGAGTTAGTTACTGCTGGTTTCTTGTTAATTTTTGCAGAGATGTTAGGTATTCTAGAGGAATTGGTATGAATGTAAAAGAACGCATGGCTGAACTTATGGTTCCTATAGAACAACAGATACTAATGTGTGATGATAGAAAAGAACTGTTAATGATAGCATGTGCTATGATGCAACGCACACACGAAATATTTCTACAAGAATTAGGCGAGAGTGGGGCTAAAGAAATGTATAAGGATCTTATATGAATTTAATTACGTTTATCAAAAATGCATTTAAAAGGTATAGGCAAAATAAACGAATTAAACAACTGCAAAAAAGAGATCCTTTTATTTACAAATGATTACTTGGGGAATTAATGCACTTAATCACGATGCTAGTATTGCCGTTGTTAGTGACGGTCAATTAAAATTTTGGAATAAGAGTAGTGATTTTTCAAATATTCTAAACGATAGCCATCTAGACCCCACGTTAATAAAACAGGCTATTTCGGCCGGCAATTACCAAGGACCTGATAATATTGTATGGTATGAAAAACCATGGCTTAAAAAATTAAGACAATTACGAGCAGGACAGTGGCGCTGGACCTGTAATTTAAATGAATTGCCAAGTAGGTATCTCAAAACAGTAAACTTAGGATATCCAAAAATATCTTATATGCCGCATCATAAAAGTCATGCCGCTGCCGGATTCTTAACCAGCCCCTTTGAAGAAGCTATCATAGTAGTATTGGATGCAATAGGTGAATGGGAAAGCGCAACTATATGGAGTGGCAAGGGTACTGAATTAACCAAACTATGGGGTAGGAGTTATCCTACCAGTCTTGGACTATTTTATTCAGCGTTTACTGACCTAATAGGACTCAGACCGTTAGGAGAAGAACATGTATTACAGCAATGGAGTAGCCTAGGGGATGAAAAGCGATACAGCAAAGATGTGGCAAAATATTGGAACAGGAATTGGGAATTAACTAGAAATTTGCACAAAGGTGTAACTGATTGGCCATACAAAATTAAATCAGATCAAGACAGATACGATATTGCTGCCGCTGTACAACTTATTTTTGAATATCAGGCAGACTGGATTATGTTAAAGGCAAGACAATTATCTAATAATAAAAATCTAGTTTATATGGGCGGATGTGCAATGAATAGCAAGTATAACAAATATATGAGTATGCAATGGGATAATGTATGGACACTATCTGTACCCGGCGATGCATCTAGTTCAATCGGTGCCGCACTATATTATCAGCAAGCAAGAGCACAGTTAAATGAAAAATTTAAAATATTACATGGATAAATTTTTAAAAAGGCAGCCGTTTCTTCAATCACAGACAACTGTTCTTCATAGCAGGCCCTGTGGGCAGTTTACAAGTACTGACACAAAAGAAGCATTTATAAATAATCTAGATACCCGATCAAAAAATTGGTATTATAGAAAAAATCCTGTACACTATAAATTAAATTCTAGTAATTATAGAACTGCTGAATTTAAAGATATAGATTGGTCAGAGTCAGTTGTAGTGTTTGGTTGTTCTAACGTATTTGGAACAGGTTTAGATGAAGAAGATACAATTACCAGTTGTCTTTCAAAAATAATCAATAGGCCTGTAATTAATATGGGCGTGGCGGCAAGCTCTATGTATTTTTCTCTAAATAATTCTGTTATACTTAATGAATATTATCCTACTCCTAAAGGAATTGTACAACTATGGACAAATATAGACAGGATTACTTACTATCAAAAAAATAAAATAGATCACCTCGGCGGGTGGATATTGGAAGGAATACCAAGTGAAAAGTCTGGGTTTTATGGTGCATGGGCACTAGATGAAGTAAACATAAAAACAAATGCCTTATTTGCTCAGATGATCAGTAGGCAATTATGGAGAAATCATTGTAGTTATTACGAAGCAACATTTTTTGAAGGTACTGCAAAAACTTTAAAATGCGATCTATTTAGACACTTAGATCATGCAAGAGATCTAATACATCCCGGAAGAAAAAGTGCCGAACAAGCGGCCATTAAAATAGCAAAGAACTTAAAATTATGATATTTAATAAAGTAAAACAATTAAAGGCTGACGGAAAAAAAATCGGTATCGTGTTCTCAACATTCGATCTTCTCCATGCAGGACATATTGCCATGTTAGCTGAGGTTAAAAATCATTGCGATTATCTTATTGCAGGATTACAAACAGATCCAACTATCGATCGGCCAGATACCAAAAATAAGCCTATTCAAAGCATTGTAGAACGACAAATTACTGTTAGCGCCACACGTTACGTGGACGAAATAGTTGTTTACCAAACAGAAAAAGACCTCGAAGACATCTTGCTTACATTACCTATAGATGTTAGAATATTAGGTGTAGAGTATAAAGATAAAGAATTTACAGGTAAAGACATCTGTAATTCTCGTGGGATTGAAATTGTCTATAATGGACGAGATCATTCTTTTAGTAGTAGCAGTCTACGCAAACGTGTAGCTGAAGCAGAAAGGAATAAAAAATGAACGGATACGCAGTAGCATCAACCGCAAAGGTGGCGGGGGGAATAGTCGGATCTAAACAACGACGAAAAAAATACATAGAAGAAAGACCTATGAAAAAAACACTTAAACAACGATTTAGAGAATGGTTATATGACGATCAAGCCAATGTGGCTTTAGTTGCAGAAGATTATGAATCTGTGGAACTCGAAAGTCGTCGAGCTGTTAGATTCACTATCCATCAGGCCAACGGCGGGCGTGTTGTACAAACACGTAGATATGATGACCAGAAAGATCGTAATATCGAAAACTTGTACGTAATTACTAACGACATGGAGTTTGGTCGTGAAATTGACAAAATCATAACAATGGAAGCCTTAAGATGAAAGAATTATGGACAGAAAAATATCGACCTAAAACTGTTAATGAATATGTGTTTCGAGACGAAGCACAGCGTAAACAGATTAAATCTTGGATTAAAGACGGCAGCATACCACATCTCCTTTTAAGCGGTAGTCCAGGAATAGGAAAAACTACTTTAGCAAAAGTGTTGTTAAATGAAATAGGAATTCCAGATTACGATATTTTAGAAATTAATGCTAGTAGAAGTACAGGTATTCAACAGGTTGTTCGTGAACAGATCACAAATTTTGTTCAAATGATCCCATTTGGTCCTTTTAAAGTGGTGCTATTAGACGAAGCAGATCGATTAAGTCCGGAGGCACAGGATGCGCTAAAGGGTGTTATGGAAGAATATGCCAACCATAGTAGATTTATATTAACTTGTAATACACCAAATAGAATTGTACCAGCACTTCATAGCCGTTGCCAACAGATGCATTTTGCCAGCATTGACCAAACAGAATTTACTGCTAGGGCGGCAACTATTTTGGTAGAAGAAAATATCGAATTTGAATTAGATACCCTCGATACTTATGTTAAGAGTGTATATCCTGATCTGCGTAAATGTATTAATTTATTACAACAAAATAGTTTTGATAACGTGCTAATTAATCCCAAACAAGAAGACAGCGGAGTCAGTGACTATAAAATTGAAATGGTTGAACTTTTTAAGAAAGGCAAGATTAAGGAAGCACGATCATTATTGTGCGGAAGAGCAAGACCCGAAGAAATGGAAGGTATCTTTACATGGATGTATCAAAACTTAGATCTATTTGGTAAGGATGAAGAAACTAAAGACAGTGCTCTGATCATTATAAAACAAGGACTAGTGGATCACACATTAATTGCTGACCCAGAAATTAATCTTGCCGCAACATTAGCTAAACTGGCAAGATTACAAAATGTATAAAGTAATTCCTTGGAGTGAAGATCTAGACTTAACAGATTTTTATAACAAGGCAAAAGAAAGAGGTTATGAAAATAATGCCAGCAAAAAAACTATGGTTGATTGCTTCCGTAACGAAAAAGAGTGGGCAGTCTGGATACTGTATCAAAATGAAAAGGCGATAGGTAGTGTCGCCTCTCATAGCTTCGAAGATGTAATGGGTCCGGGATCTTATAGAGTGTTGGCCAGGTGCTGTGTATTAAATGGTGCAAGAGAAAACGGTGGTTTAATGACCTCTAGGACTGCTATAGCCGAACATCAAAATTTGACCAATCAATTTTTGTTACCAGTTTGTATTGAGTGGGCTAAGGGCAAAAGAATTTTTGCAACTAGTAATTTAAGTAAGGTAGCAAGCCAGCGTTTAGTACATTCAATTTATTTTCCAACATTAGAAAAAATAAATTTAGTTACTAAAATTAAAGAAACACATTATAGAGGAATAGATCAAACAGTTTGGGAGATACATTCGGATCTGTTTACAAAGCATCTAAATTTGTTTAAACGATGGTGATAAAAAACCGCGTAAATTAATCTCCGGTGCAGGTCAATGATTAATTACGCGGTTTATGTTAGTTAATTATATTTTAGGCGCTAATCCGACTCCTTGTAAATTGACAAAATTTCTTTAACTACTGGATGTCTCTCTATATGGCTTGAGTCAAAATGTGCCATGGCAATTAATTTATGGCTTTCTATTTGATCATATAGAGTTACAAAGTCTAACAAACCGTTTTCCTTAGGACGATCTGCCTGATTTAGATCCCCAGTTACTACCATACGACTGCCTTCTCCAATCCTAGTTAACAGCATTTTCATCTGACTAGGAGTTGCGTTTTGCATTTCGTCTGCTACAATATAAGCGTTTTTAAATGTTCGCCCCCGCATGTAGGCCAGCGGTGATATTTCTATTGTTCCATCTTCTAGCATATCTGCTATTTCTCTCGGGTGATAATACTCCTCAAATACATCCATGATCGGTCTTGTCCAGGGTTCCATTTTTTGATTCAGTGTACCTGGTAAGAAACCGTGTTCTTCGTCTACACTTACAGCTGGCCTTGTGATTACTATTTTACCAATCACCCCCTCTCTTAATTGTTTAATGGCCATTTGTACACCCAACATGGTTTTACCCGTGCCTGCTGGCCCGATAGCAAAAACAATGTACTTCCTGGGATTTTTTAATAATTCAAGATATGTTTCCTGCGCTAGATTACGCGGAATTATCTGGACTTGAGGTTTACGTTTTAAGTACTGCTTAATTTCTATTAAGTTAGCACTATCTGTTACGAAACGAGGATCACGATCTAATCGCGAATCTCGTTCTTTTCTTCTTGTTCTAGGCAAATTAACCCCCTAATTGAACAACGACCTGCAATAATATTTACTAAAGAGCTCAAAAAATCGTATTAAACAGGTTCATTTTGGTTGTCATAAATATAATGTAAAGAGAACCACTATGCACGATATAGCAGATATTATTGAAAACCTACAAAACCTAACAGTTAACGATAACACTTTTAAGGTATTAAAAGA